CCAGTAGGTAATACTAATTACCGAATTCCTGGTGGTACTGACTCAAGAATTAATGTATTCTATGCTTTCTACTCATGTGTTGCTAAAATAGAAAATGGAATACCCTATTGGCCGCTGTATATTGTAGATGGTCTACATACTACAGAGAGTGGCGCTTCATCATATATTAGTGAGTTCGTGAATGCTGCAGTCTATGCGAACGGATTTAACAATTTCAATTCAGAGGTCCAATCGGTTATCGGTGGAGATACACTAATAAGTTGTATGCAGATATTACATCGTCTTGAAGCAGTAAACATTGATGATGCTGTTGAGCAAATAAGCCTTATGACAGAATATCAAAATACTGATATTCGACCACTAGAGATAAATGCAGTAGACTTAGGTCTTACTTCTGGCGCTGTTATTAACCATGGCTATGCAGACTGTAACGCGTGTGTAACTGGACAGACTCCTCTTGGCTCGTACACTCTAGCTACAGTAGATAATGCTGAGATAGTTAACAGATCAGTACCTAACTTTACGTTAGAGAAGAACTATGAGTTAGATGATTTATCTAAACCTCTGTTAAGAACAAACCCAAAACTATCAACTAATGCTAAGTTAGTGGTTAACTCAAACGGTAAAATGTTTATCGAATCAATTGAGGCTACTAAAGAGTTAGCGTCGGTTGAATATAAGAAATTTGCTTTAAGCAAAACAGGACAATGGTCTTATGATTTACCTAGATTCTTTATGAATACTAATACTCCATCAGACCAAGTATATTTAGCGAAAGAGTCTTTCTCTAATCTAACAGTACAAGAGACTTTTGAAAACCAAATAGAAGAGGATTATCACTACGGTACGGTGTATAACTATTCTAAGCTTCATGAGGAAGATCTTAGAATGATGGCACCAATCTGGTTAGATAAAAATATCCCTCAGAAATTTGTTATCTTCAGAGTAAAAGATCCAGTAGGTACTTTAGATTTCGATACGCGTTCTAACTTCGCTAACATGAAAGAAATTCTAAATAACAGTGAGATTGTAGAGACGTTTGACTTAACGAGAGACTCTGAATTAGGTACTTATATTAGAAACCACGTTCAGTCTGAGTCATTCCCTAAAAACCCAATCACTGTAAACTTTGATGAGAATGAAAGAACTTCATTCAATGGTATCGATATTAAGAAAGGTGGTTTCACTAGCAAGGGTGAATACCTACATAAAGACTTTGTAAGACAAGACCAAACTCTAATCGCAAGTAATAATTTAATCACAGGTGGTTTTGAAAGAAACTCATTAGCTTGTGCTAATTTAATTAACTTAGAGTTCTTGTTTGATGATAATACGACTGCAGACTACTCAGTTAATAGATATTTTGGAATATATGTAAACGATATTGATTCAGGTTATGGTACTCTAGAATCTGCTAACAGTGGTAAGCTAAGATTTAAAACTCTAAACTCATATATTAGTGATGACCCTAAGTCGGCTATCCCATCTTTTAAACTAATTGATGAATTACCTACATTAGGTTATGCTAATATATCTGAGAAGTTCTATAAGATTAATGCTAATACATTCTACGATACTAGTAACCTAGAGGTAAATGTAGAAGACACTGGTAATGCAATACCTGCTGAAGTTAAATTGGCTAGAACTGGTAATTCAATAGACATGATAACTAATGCTGACCCTGGTAGTGACTTTGTAAAAGTTACAATACTAGGTGCTCCAGCAATTAACGACCAGTTTGCAATCTTCCCTTCTAAAGAACAGACATACAGACTTAAGTTTACTAGATATTCAGCTGGAGATCAGCTTACAATATCGCTCAGAAACCCTGGAAGTGGAAGTGTATACAATATGACAGGATTAACTACAACTGCAGATATTGCTGATCTAGTTGAAGACCTTAATGTTAAGTTAGGTATGATGTTCTTTAGTATATCTTCCCTTACATGGACTTATGCTGAATTATTAGAAAACTTAAATGTAGTTTTCGAAAAAGAAACTGATACTTCTATTGTATTATATGAAAAGAAAGCTTCTCTATATCCTCTAATGCCACAGATAGCTGGTCAAGGTAATTTCAATTCTATCTTTAGATTTGAAGAACTACAAGTACCTTATGATTTAGAGAACAATACTTTTAGAGCTTCTACTACTTTAGCTGCTGGTACTTTCAATTCTACTAATTTCTCAGCACTAGGAACAAACGCTGAGATTGCAGCCGCAATCACAAAGTCTATTAACTCAATTGATAATGGCTTTACTGCTCTAAACTATGATGGAGCAGATCACTTATATGTTAAGACGGATGTACAAGGTTATAGATTACTACAGGCTGGTATCGCAATACCTAATTCTAATGCTAACCAATGGATTAGTATAGACTCAAACAACCTAGATACATTAAATGAACTAAGGTTATTTAAAGATGCAGCAAGCGGTGCTACATTGTTAACTAACAGTTCAATTTATTATTTCTCAGGAGGTAATGCCACTGGTAAATCTGCCCTAGTTACTTTAGATTCAGTAAGTGATGTTAATGTAGGCGACTTTATCGAGACTAAGTCTTCGGGAATATACAACAAGATAGTTGATATTGTAGATGACATTGATAGATTACCTTTACAATACAACAAGTTAATTTTAGAGAAAGTAAACACGATTGAGTCTGGTGAGATTGAAATATATGCAGATAACCTGGTAAGGCTGGGTATGTTCTCTGCGTTCGATATTCACGATATGAACTTTGATTTCTATGATACTGCAAACTCAGACTTAAAAGAGTTACAGTATGAGACTCCAGCTAATATCGCATACGAACCTGAGACAGATAACTCAAATGATATTTACCCATTCGGTGATAAACAAAACAATGAGTTTACTACAGATCCTGTTAGTTACTTTACTGGACTACAAGATATTCTACAAGAAGAAGTTACTGATGTCGATAATAATAGTATTGTAAATAGTGAGTTTGATAGACTGCAAGAGAATTATCTAAAAGAATACGCGGTTACTTCTAGAGTAGTACCTACGATTAATAAGTGGGTATTAAAAGACACTAAGACTGTAAGAGAACAACCTTATTACTTAAATACAAATGAAGCTTTCGGTAGATCTAATTTTGCACCCGATTTAACTTCTGATGGTAGAAACAGATTAGGTATGACACATGAGTGGTTCTACCTTAATAATCTACCTAAGTATTTAAAAGAAAATCAAAATACTAATGCAAGTCCATTCTATAGATTAAATGACTCATTTAGTTATATTAACTTTATGGATGGTTTTGAGATTACACCTTCTATTTTTAAAGATACTAATTTCGATTACTTTGATAGATTCTTTGTAACAGAAGGTTTTGAATGTAAAGCTCCTAACTCGTATAAGACTTTCGTTAAGACTAATCTACAAAAGAAATATACTAAAGTAGATGGTGGTAATAATAAAGCTTTTGCAACTACTATATTTAAAGGTTTAAAAGTTATCTTTAAGAATAGAAAAGAATTTATAGCAGATAACCCAGTAGATTTCGTAAGATCCTCGGAGTTTAACGGATATAGATTCAGTATATTATTAAACGTTAGAACTGCAGAAGAAACAAATGATGTATCTTATGAAGTAATTCAAAACAAGAAGTTTAAGTATGTTGTATTCTTTATTAACTTAAATCTAGATGACTTATGGTCAGATGGAGCTCTGAATAGAAAACTACTCTATGAATTAAACCACTCTCTAGTTTGGAAAGGTGAACAGAATACTTTTGCTTTCTCAGACATTAAGTTAGATGGTTCAATGGATTTAATTAACATAAATCTGGATTCGAACTCTTCAGACTATTTAAAAGTAAATGGTCTAGTACATGGTGATGATACACTACCTCAATACTTTGAGCAAATCAACAAGAATGAAGAAGATGAGTTTGGTACTATTGAAGTTAAAGTTCAAACTTGGTTTGGTCCTAGAATATACCAATTAAAATTAGCTTCTGTTGAGGGACAAGATACATTACTTTTATCTGAACCACCATTAGATATTACGGATGGTGTAACCCCGTATCCTGTTGCAGATTTCAGTAATATGCCTTATTCATTCCAGTACAACGCTGAGTACACTTATGTAAATGGTGGTGTAAATGCATACAGAAATATATTAGATAGCTTAGCGGCTAAAGAAGTAGCAGAGATGTTGTTAAGACAACCTAACAATGTAACTTATACAACAATCGATACAGATGGTACTTCAAGTAACAATAAGTTTATTATCTTATTAGAAGACGGTACTGAAGTTGTAAAAGAATCTTATATAGTTACTGTTGAAGATGACGACAAACCAGAATCTTTCAAATTATTCTCTGGTAATATCGGCTTTAACCTAGCACAGGGTTTAACTTATTATCCGTTCTTAATTAGACAAAATAGTAGTTATACTGTTGATACTAGGCCTGTAATTACATTTACAGATGTTTATACTCACATGAAGACTAACACTCTACAGAGTACTGCAAATACTGGTGAATTACTATTAGAAGAACAAATGTACAAACACTCTCTAAGTGATGCTGATGAAATTTCTTTAGCTAGAGATTTCTATAAGAGATACAATAGATGTGGTGTTGCATTGAACTTAGGTTTTATCTATGACGATGGAGCCCATGATAGAGGATGGGGTTATATTAGAAATCACTTCTACAGAAAAGTAAATGAGTTTAACGCAAGTGGTGTAACTAAATTATCTGCAACTTCAGATAAACCACCATTATACCCACTAATTGGTGAGATTGCAATTGACAAGAGAGATGTACATACGTTCAGATCTTCTTGGGATAAAAACTATTACATTAGGTCTTTATCTGGTGGAGAGTCAGAGTTAGTACCAGGTACTTTTGAAACTAAAGAAGAAAAGTCTTACCTGTCGTCTACGATTATGAAGGTAAAAGACTCTTACACATTACTTAATTTCTCAATCAACATGGTTGGTTCAGAAGAAGAGCAAGAAGATATATTATTAAACTCTACTAATCAAGCAGATATAGTTGTATTTGAAGATAAAACAAGACTTGTAATGGACTTCTATATTACTACAGCTATTAGAAAAGAACTTTCTACAGACGGAGTTTTAGCAACTATTCAGGATTATGTAGCTGTTGCTGACTCTGCTGAAGATAAAACTACTCTGAAAGATGATGCCGAGCTTTACATTGATGAAAACTTAGTAAATCTATTTGGGGTTCAACAAATAAAACTATTCACTCAAAGAATTAAAGGTGTAGCATCTAGTGTAGAACTTGCTGCTACAGTTGATGCTTTAGATGATGGAGGTTTTGTACAAGATCAAAACTTCTCTTTTAGAGCTCATGAACAAAAGCCTCTTAATTTTAGATTGATATATAATAAAAGATTAGGTTATTCTTATAGAATTAAGCCTATGATAAAAATAACGTCGTAAGGATGGCTATCAATATACAAGAAATACTACACCCTAGTGACTCTGATGCTATTAAGTTTGAGAAGGTAAACTATAATTTCGATCAGATTGTTGCAAATGGAGGCGGACCGACTGGCCAGAAAGGTGGACTTGGTGCACAAGGTGCAGCTGGACCACAGGGACAAAAGGGTCAAAAAGGTGACACAGGTCTGAAAGGTGAAACAGGAGCCGTTACTTCTCGTTGGAAAGTTATTGCTTCCAATTCAGGTGATTATGATATTCTTAAGCCTAAATTAGAAGGAGATGTATATCATCCAACTATCTTCTTAGGTGACCAGACTTTCGATGAAGTACAAAACGAGAATGGTATAATTAACTTTTCATCTACCTTAACAATAGGTAAACATGCTGCTGGTGGTAACGCACCATCTGACATTTATTTAGCATTCTATCACGGAGACTCTGATGGTCAGGGTAATTCAGCGATAGATGTTCAGTCTGTAGATTACAGTGCATTAAATGATGAAACAGGAGCTGGTGTAAGGTATAAGTTTGGACCTTCGTTTAATAACCCATCTGGTTTAGAAACACAAATTATGATTGATGCCGATCAATTCAAAATCGGTGAAGGTACTAAAATGAATTTTCAAGGTACCGCTTCTTTATTCAAGTTACCAACAAGTAATGTTAATGCAAATGAAGCAGGTCTATTACGTTGGACTGGAAGTGTAGCACAAGTGTCTGTAGAATCTGCAGTCGCTGGTGTTTTTGAGTGGAAAGAAATTTGTTTAGCACCATGCGGTCAAGGAGGTGGATATTCAATTGAAATTATCCCTGCAGGTGATCTGAGCTTGAACGCAGCGGGTGGTCCGGCTGGTAACTCAATCGCGATGACGAATAATAGTAACGTAACGTTTGATGACCAAGGAGTACTCCAGTAAATAATAAATTATGAAAGACAAAATAAAAAACATACTCTCGAATAAGACTCTAGTAACATTTATTGCTGGAGCTCTTTTCGTTATGCTCTTTCTTAGACAGTGTAACCAGATCTCTAATCTTAAACAAGATGTGAAATTTGCACAAGAGGATGCCGATAGAAGTTTAAATAACTATAAGGCAGCACAAGATTCTGTTACAGTACTAAGAAATGAGAATGGCGATCAGCTAGCTGAGATCAGATCCTTTGAGTTCGATCTATCAAAGCTTGAAGAGAGTCAGGAGAATTTAACAAAGAAGTACCGAAAGGCACTCGCGTTAAATAAAGATTTGAAACAGGTTAACTCATTGATTTCTGCAGAGTTAGAGATTAAAGATAGCCTGGACGTAACGACGAACACTGCAGCGATAGATTCTGTTACTACTAAAATTAATTTCAATTCAGCGAAAGATTTTGGTAATGGCAACTCAAGAATTTTATCTGGGTTCTCGACGGTAAAATACGACTTTGGACAATTCCAAGTCTTGAATACACAATTTGAATTAAAGCAAACTCTAAGCCTGATGGCTGCGATTGAAGAGGGTGAAGACGGAGCAGATAGACTTAAATTATCTACTTCATACCCAGGGTTAGTGATTAAGGATATTGAAAATATAAATTTAGTCAACACTAGACTAAACAGACAGGAACAGAAGAAATCTAGATGGTTAATCGGTTTTGGTGTTGGATATGGTGTTAACTTAAATAATAACCAGGTAATTAGTACAGGTCCTTCGCTTGGCGTTGGTCTATACTGGTCTCCTAAATTTTTACAATTTTAAAACATGGCGCAATCATCAAGATACTATAAGATAGACCAGGACATTCTACTTGAGTTTATCTACCACGACCAAGGCGATCCAGAGAAGTATCGTATTGAGGTAGATGACAATGGTAGTGAGGTAATGTTCTTGGACACAGTGGACCAAGATCCATTTAAGACTAGACATTTAATTAATGAACTAGGCTCTGCTGTAGTGAATTTTGATGTAACTAGCGTGTCTGGTTATATAGCGGTAGAAAACTTTGCTGCTAGAACCCTACTATTACAGAATGGTAAGACATATAAGTTTGACTTAAGTGCTCTTGCTGCTCCTTCTCAATTTGCAATCACAGGTAGTTTAGGTATTTACTCTTACTCACCTACAACACAAATAGGTGAATTTACTCCGAATACAAACGGTACAGTTGAATACACATATCCTGGTTTAATTGGCGGTAAGGTTATAGTAGATACTAGAGCTAATCCTCTATTCGCTTCACCAGATGAAGCTACTGGAAATGATATTAATCAGACTATTGGTAGATACCATGGGGTCAATGTACCTGGTGAAGATGCAACTAAATATGCACTCTTAGGCTATGACTCTACAGGTAACTATGAGATGCACAACTTTATTAATAATTCAGTTGAATGGCCAGGTGGTAATGAAGCAGATCTTTTAAATTATCAGACAGAAGCAACTCAGAATATCAACTTTATTCTATATGATACTGTAAGACTACACTTAAGATCTGGTTTTAGTTTTTCAGCTAGAGGCTATGAAGGCTTTCTATTTGAAGTAACTGCTGGTAGAACAACAGGTCTTAATAATTTCTTAACTCAATTAGTCTACTTAAATCAGAGTAACTATGAGCACTCTAATCCTAAGCCATTTATTTTAGGCGAAACTCTGTGGTCCAAGTTTATTAACATTAAGATTCCTAGTTTAGTTGGACAGAATGCAGAGTTCACGGATAGATTTTATGGAGATGGTACTACAGGTTCAAGTGATTTAGACCCATTCTCAAATTATGGTATTAGGTTTGCACTCCTAGATAGTCTAAAAACTATTAATGGTTTCGACTACGTTTATACTGGAGAAGAAAATGTATTTACAGTTCCTAGAGAAGATGAGTTTGTAGATTTCACTGTTACGGTAGAAAATGCAACAGACGGAGATTACTTTAAGATTTACGGAGAGAAAGATAATTCTATTGCAGCATTCGAGGGACATATACTAGATAGAATACAGACTTCATCTGATGACATAGTGGTTATCTTTGAAGTAGAGGTATTTGAACAGGTAGGTACTTCGTTTATTAAAACAGGTGGAACAACATTTACACAGTATGAAGACTTTAGTACTCCTCTAGTTTTCAGACCTGTAATTCAAAATGCTAATGTGGCTGTAAACTTCTCAATAGATGTTACGATGAGAATTTACAACCAAACAGATAATACACAAATTGTAAAGAAAGCAGCTTTAACTGTAGCGGAAGCTTCTAAGTATGGTAAGAGACTATCAGCACTTAAGATTGATAATCCAAATATCATGACAGAAGTCTACAATATATTGCCAAGTCTTTCTTCTAACAAAACAATCTCTGGTTTTATTACAGACAACTTACCACGTTCAGTTAAGTTTGTACCTTCATTTATCGAGAGACATAATGTAATTGCGTCTAGCTCTAGAGTAGATCTTAGAAGCATAGGTTCTGGATCTGGATCCGGTGCAGGTACTGGTTTCGGTGGTGGTAGAGGTGTAGAGTTATTTGCTGAAGTTGAAGAGTTTGATACAACTGAGTTTGTAAACGAGGGTGATTTAACAGTCGCAATTCCTCCTTTTTCAACATATATTAAATTTGTAATCGCTAAGAAAAGAGGTGATGATTTCGAATTAGTATCATTTGAGAATGCAGAACTAGTTATCTTAACTTTCAATGATGGTAAAACTAAATTGAAGTTCAACCACGTCTACAATAAAGAAATAGATATGGGTAAAGGTGAAGTCTTGTTTAAGATTAATGAACAGAATGCTAATACTATTAGAGGTATGGTAAACAGAGATTTCTATATCAGCATAGATAACGGAGCTGACGAGTCAATGGTAACTAAAGGTAAATTCACTCTTGGATAATGATTTTAAATAGCAGAAACAATTCATACGATTTTAGATTTCCTAGAGGTTTTATCCCTGAGGAAGTAGCTGAGAAATACAAGAAGTATTTAAACAAAGTACCTGGTAATCTATTAGCAGAACCAATTGACTTTATTAATTACTCAATTCAAGGTGTAAGTATTCCAGGTATAAGTTTTGACCCAGTTACTCAAGCAGATAATGACGGTACAACTAGGTATCACAGAGGTGCAGTGCCAATTCAAAACACAGTCCAAAGAGAATTCACGGTAACTATGCAGTTATTAGATGGTTTTATTAATTATTGGATTATGACAGACACTCTACTCTACTATTATGCTAGAACTACTAAACAACCTTATATTGAACCTATGACTCTTAGAATTCTAGATGCTGAAGGTTCATCGGTTGCTTTTATGCAATTCGAGAAAATAATTATGAATTCAATCAACGAGTTAAATCTTAATATGGCAGAAAATGTTGCTGACTTCGCTACTTTTGAAGTCAACTTCTTCTACAATAAGTTTAACTTAAGAATGGAAATAGATTAAAAGATATATACATTATGAAAACATTTAATGAATACTTAGTTGAAGCTAAAATCACGGACACGGATATAAAACTCTTACAAGAGGGTTTAGAATCTGAATGGACTCCTGAATTAGAGAAAAAAGTTGATACAGCTCTAGAAGAGTTCGTACAACAATATCAAAATGAAGATGGCTCTTTCGATTTAGATAGACTTGAAGAAGATATAGTAAATGAAGGCCTTCTAGGTTCTATTATCGGTGGTTTAACTGGTTTCGCGCTAGGAAAATCTATGGGTAAGATGGTTGCTAAAGTACTTGGTATTCAGAAAGGTATCTTCTACGATTTATTAACCTCCCGTTTAGTTGGCGCTGCCCTAGGTGCTGCAATGGGTAAAAGAATCTAATTTGAATTTAGTAACAGTTGACTTCTCGCTTAATTCCCCTGGTATCTGTATTTGGACATCTGATACAAATGAATATCAGTTCATCTCATATCTTAAAGCTGGTACCGGCACAAAAGCCGAACAAAAACGTCAAGAAGAAATTTCTACATTCTCAGACGTAACTCTATTCCACCAACCAGATTGGAAAACAAAATTTGGTGATTACTCTAAGAACGAGTTCGCAAAAATCAAAAGATACAGAGAGATGGCTTCAGACATTATCTCTGAAATAGTCAATATAATTGGAGAGACAAAAGATTATTATATTGCTTTCGAGGGCTCATCTTACGGTTCAAAGATGGGAACAAATAACATTATCGACATGGCAGCAGGCGCTGCAATCTTAAAACATCAAATGATGGAACTGCTAGATGTCAAAGATATTCTAACTGTTGCTCCGACTACAATTAAGAAACATGCTGGAAAAGGTAATATGAATAAAGCCGCACTCTGGACTGCGTTCTTAAATAATGTTTGCGAATCTCCTGAGTTAGCTAAGACTCCGCTATATAAGTATTGTGTTTCTGAGATTGGCGAGGTGAAAAAAGTTCCGAAGCCTTTTGATGACCTAGTCGACGCTTGGTTTCTTAACCATTACTTGCTAACTCAACTCGAGGGAAAATTGCCAAACTGACCTAGTCTCTGCTTCCAAGCCCCGGGGGACTAATCTTTCCCTGAGGGTTAAAGTCATAACTTATATGCGACTTCCCAGAAAAGGTTTCAAAGCTGTTCAACTTTTTTTCACTCTTTAGCTCTTCAGCTATCTCAAGACGTTTGAATTCACGCCTTTCCCATTCCATTCTGTCTCGTTGTCGGGATTGTTCTTCCCAAGGTCTGTGGTTCCATGACATAGGAAACCTCCTCTGATTTATTGTTGGTATGCTAGTTTAATTCTTTCAGGTAGAATGACAGTGAAATTACAAGTATCACAGCACTTTCCTTTGTTGACAACAGGAGCAGGATTATTACCGTACTCCCCTTTAATTACTTTTTTGCAGATTACACATTTGAAATCTTTCATATTAGCAGTATGAGTTAATTTTGTCCATTTCTTCTTTCCAATGCTTTGCAACGTTTTTAGAAAATTGCTCTTCGGGATGATTAAATGCATACCAAAGGTCTTGGATGTTAATTGGACCAGCTCCACCGATCTCGTTCTCAATCCATTCACAGAACGCGTAGAGCGAGTCTGCTTCATCGATGTATAAACTCTCTTCGATGTAATAATAACCATCTGTAAAGCTTCCAGTGGTCTTAGCGCCCATTAAAAGAAGGTCTTTATTTCTTTCTGATAAATTTAACTTTGTATTCATATAGTTTAACGTTTTAATTACAGTACTAATATACGAAAAATATCTGACATAAAAAAATTCTGAGGCAATTATTTTGCAACTTTTTTGCAAAAAGTTATTAACAACACTAATCAAGAAACAAACTAAAATACAGATATATAATAAGTATAATAAACAAAGTACAGACAATATGTTGATTACAGCGGACTACTTCCGTCTTAGTGAGATTCTCAATAAAATGGTGGAAGCCAACGCAATCACTTCGCAAGAACGTGAGGAGTTGCTACACAAATCAGGGCTGATTAAGCAAGAGAACGGGACATGGAAGGAACTGCCTACAGACCCAAGGTCTGGGTATAGACCAGCTTATTTGACATTAGACTGAAACTATTGATTATTGTACAACTATAAGGAACTGAAAGAACATTAACGTAATTTCGAGTATTAACATTTTATTAAACAATTTTAAGTATTATGAGTGATTCATTTGACATTTTTAACTTAGGCGTAGAAGACGTAGAAACGCATCAGCCTGAAAGAACAACCGTAAACGAAGTTTACAAACCTACAGCCGACGACGGTAAAGACGGCACGTACAAAGCTTTAATTAGATTTGTACCTAATCCAGAGAACCCAAGAAAATCTCTGATTCAAAAATACGTACACTGGTTGACCAATTCAAACGGTGACGGAAAACTAGTTGACTCTCCACAGACAATCGGTGAGCACTGTCCAATTGCAGATGTATTCTGGAAATTGAGAAAGTCTGACTCTGCCGTAGACAGAAAGTCGTCTGAGAAACTTAAGAGACGTCAACAGTACTATTCTCTTATTAAGATTATTAAAGATCCGCAGAACCCAGAATTAGAGGGTACTTACAAAGTATTCAAATTCGGTTACAAGATTAAAGAGAAGATTGACTCTGAGTTAAAGCCTGACTTTGGTGAGCCAACACAAGTATTCGACCTTTTCGAAGGTAAGAACTTTGAGTTAGTTATCACAAGACAAGGTGAGTATAATAACTATGACAAGTCTAAATTCTCTTCTAATAAATCTGCAGTCTTAATGGGCGAAACTCCAGCAGAAAGAAATAAAGAGACGATGGCTTCTATCAAAGAAGACCTAGACGCAGCTCCTTCACTTGCAGGCTATGATTACAAAGCATGGGATGAAGATACAAGAGCATTCGTTAACAACGTCTTAAGAATGTATCTTAATCCAGGTGACTCAATCGCTGAGGTAACTGCAACTCCTGCTTCAAAGCAAGCTCCTGCAAAGGCTGAACCAGCTCCGGCTAAAACAGAACCTGCAGTAGCAACAGCTACGAAAACAGAAGAGGCACCAGCGAAAGCTAACACAGATGATGATTTAGATTCGTTCTTGAATGACCTCAACCTCTAAGAACATACAGCTAACAGAGGAGCTTAAGACTAGAATAAAAGGTGCACTAAAACAAGTTTGTGTAGAACACCATTCTACTCCTAATAAGCAACTACTTAAAGACATGCCAGGGCGTATAACCCTGGCGTGTCCTTATTGTGGTGATTCCAGTACAGATGATACCAAGAAAAGAGGTAACATGTATTGGGACACTCTACAGTATCACTGCTATAACTGTTCACACCACACAAATTTACATACATTCTTAAAAGACCATCAGGTGAGAATGCCTAACACAGGCGACTCATTTACCATTATTGACTATATTAAAGCCAATAAGACTCAGGTTACTCAAGAACAAGTATTACAAAATGCTTCACTAGCAAGCGTCCAAGAGAAGGCATTAACTATAGCAGAGTTTAAAAGTATATTTGGCGCTAAAGAAGTTGAACCAGGAGACTGGATATGGTTCCAACTTAAAGATAGATTATTACATAATAAAGCAGATGACTTTCTTTTCTCCCCTAAAGGCAATAGACTTTGGATATTAAATAAGGGAATGGAAGGTAAGATTATCGGCGCACAATCCAGAAGAATGAAAGGCTATGGTTCTAGGTATCTAACCTATGACCTACCAAAAATATATGAAGAGTGGAATAAACCACTTGATTTACCACAAGAAGAATTAAATAAACTAGCAAAGGCATCAACGCTATTCGGTATTATGCAGGTTAATTTTCAACAACCAGTTACTCTATTCGAAGGCCCACTCGATGCTAAGTTTATGCATAATTCATTAGCACTAGCTACTGCCGGCCGAAGCACTGATGAATTTGATGAAATGGCAACTGTCAGATATATGTTTGATAATGATGCTACAGGTAAAAAGAAAATGGCAGAGAAACTAAGGAAAGGTAGACCAGTGTTTATGTGGTCTAAATTTCTAGATGATTTTAAGCTAGATACATATAACATCAAAGATCTAAATGACTTGGTGAAAGTATGTTACAAGCAGAAATCTGATGCATGGAAACAAATTGAAAAGTATTTTACATCAAGCCAATTAGACTTATGGTACGTTTAAAAGATATGGAAGATAAATTAGAAGATTTTTTTAAGAGATCTGACGGGTTTAAACACAATAAGTTGATTATTGACTTTAATGTAGAAGACCTAGATGATAATGTTCAGAGTGCTGAATTTGTTGTGAATAAACCTAAATTAAAGAAAGGCCAAAAGGCTTCAAAATTTATTAGGAATAATCCAAACAAAAAGTCTCTGTTCTAATATAAGTAATATGAGTAACAGCAAAGAAAAGATTCAAGCCTTAGACCAAAAGCTAAGTTCACAAAGACAAGAATGGTCTGATACAATTAGAGCACTTGCAAAAGGTCTTAAGAAGGTTGATGGTATGGAACTAGTAATCGCTAATGTTCTGTCTACTAGACAGACTATAGTAGATCAGATTGCATACATCAACGTAAAAATTAAGGAACAAAAGACAGCAGTATCTGCTAGATATAGAGAAGCATATATCAGATACTATAACTATGACTATAAACTAGGTGAGAAACAAAAAGAAAAGTTTCTTGAAAATGATTTAGCAGATGAGAATATGATTTTATCACATTTAGAAAATCAACTAGAATTTTATAGAGATTCAGTAAAGACCCTAGATAACATGGGCTTTGCTATCAGAAATAGACTGTCTCTGAACGGACTATAAAATGGAACTTACTCTTACAGATAATAAGCAGTTTCTGCGTATAGACGAGGCTAGTGAGCTAGAGATAGAACAGCTCAATATCACGTTTAATCGTAGAATTGAAAACTGGAGATTCCACCCACTTGTGAAGAAAGGGTTATGGGATGGCTATATCTCATATATCAAAGATGACAAATGGATTCCATCTGGTTTATGGAAAGATGTAATGGATCTGGCTAAAGAGTATAAGTTCGAACTAAAATTAAATGGTGTAACTTCACTATTTGATAAAAGTGTTAAGCAAGAAGAATTTGAAGAGTGGGCATCTAAGTATTTCGAAGGTAATGATATACAACCTAGAGACTATCAGCTTGATGCAGCATTTAATATCTTAAAATTCAGAAGATGTCTGAGTGAATTAGCTACATCAGCAGGAAAGACTCTAATTTCATATATGGTAGTTGCCTATATGTTAGAGAAAGAGAAAGCAGGTAGAATTCTTTTTATTGTACCTAATGTATCTCTAGTCGTACAGGCTTCTGAAGACTTTATGGATTACAATTGGCGTAATCAAACTAATATCAAAATACAACAGATTTATTCTGGTCAAAAAATTAGAGCAGGTAGAAATGTAGTAATTGGTACATATCAATCACTGGTTAAGAAGGATAAAGAGTATTTTGGACAATTTGATGCGGTAATTATTGACGAGACTCATAAAGCAAAATCACAATCTATTAAGACTATTCTACAAAAATGTACAGCGGCAAATTATAGATTTGGTCTTTCTGGGACAATTCCAAAAGCAAAGACGTTAGATAGATTAACGTTAATGGCACATACTGGCCCGGTAATTACTGAAGTTAACGCAAATTTCCTACAACAAGAGGGACATATTGCTGGTTGTAATGTGAAAGTAATTAAGATGGATTATGCACCAGAAGCAACAAAGAATGCTTTTAGAGAAATGTCGCAAAACAGGTATGAGAGCAAAGACGTATATAAGTTCGAGAGCAACTACGTCATCAATTCAACAGGTCGCTTGGCTTTCATTTGTAACATTATTTCCAGAGTACGTGGGAATAGCCTTGTTCTTTTCCACCGAATCGAACATGGTAAAAGAATCTATGAAAAGCTTAGACAAGACTCCGACAAACCAATTTATTATGTGGATGGTAATACCGATAAAGATATTAGAGAAGAGTATAAGAAGAAGATGGAAGTAGGTGCGCAAGTAGTAATTGTAGCATCTTATGGTACTTTCTCTACCGGTATTTCAATTAAGAAAATTCACAATATCTTCTTTACAGAATCATTCAAATCAGAAGTAATTATTAGACAATCTATTGGTCGTGGTTTAAGAAAACACCATACCAAATCTGAGGTAAATATCATAGACTTTGTAGATGATTTATCCTCACCAGACTGGGACAACTATCTAATTAGACACTCTAAGGCTCGCCAGAAGATCTATAGAGAGCAGAAGTTCCCTTATGAGGTAAAAAATGTTACTTTTGACGGTGATATATAATACAATAGTAAAGTATTAAAAACAAATTTATTTAAAATGGGTTCATTAAAACTAAAATCTTTTGAAGATTTCACAACAGCTAGTGTAAAAGCCGCTACTCTGAAATTAGAGGAAGAACAAAGCGCTGCAAGAAATAAAGCAGCAGATCAATTTAAAACATTATTAGCCGAATTTGGTGTAACTTCTATAAAAGACCTAAACGAAGAAGATAGAAACTCTTTCTATAGAAAATTAGGTGCTTCAGAGATTAGCGAATCAATTGCTATTATTGAAGAAGGTACACGTTCTCAAATCGGTATTATCAACAAGAGAGGAAAAATCGAATCAGTGTATATGCACTATGATGGCTATCCAGACCACATGTTACCTGTTATCAAGAAGAGTTACATGAATGTTGGTGCAGTTAAGAACATTCTTAAGAAAGGAGGTGCCTCTTACTTGAAACCAAAGTTTTCTGAAATAGAATTCTACGGAGATAAAGTTACAATGAAAGGCGACGCAAAGGATGTTGCAAAGTATATCAAAAATGCTGAGTATGATGGTGGCGCAGAATATGTCTACCTATATGACGAAAGAGATGGCAAATGGTATATGGCAGATACTTATGCTGAGCCAAGAGAATTAAAACCAGCTTTCGAACACCTTGTTATTAACGAAAAATTCGTACCATCTAGAGGTAATGTAAAAGACGCAAAGAAAGTTGCTAAGACTTTAGAAGGTATTATGATTGAAGGTTCAGCTCTAACTGGAGATGAAACTACTCACCTAGGTGCAATCAAGTATTTACTTATGGAAGCACTACAAGACGCTAACTTCCATTCTTACATTGAACCCGTAGGAAAGGCACTAGGCGGTAAGATTAGAACAGTGATGATTAAAGTAGAGAATCTAGGAGGTATGGAACTTCCAGTAGGTGCTAAGACAATCAAGAGATTCTTAGATGATAACTACGTCAAAATATCTAGCGCAGCTGGATGGTCAGGTATTGGTATCGTTGAGGGTATTGCACTTTATTTAGATGGATGGGGATTAAGCAAACATGCTCAGAAAATAGTAGATGCTTTCAATTTAATTTACCAAAACGAAGCAATAGTTAATGAAGGTAACGCATTCTTTTCAGCAAGAGCTAAAGCAATGGAAGAAGGTGCTGATGAATTTGAATTCAACGGTAAGACATTCCCTCTAACAAAAGAAGAGGAAGAAGTTGAAGAAGGAAATGCATTCGGTGCTGCAAGAGCAGAGGCTATCGCTAAAGGTGATGATAAATTCAAGGTTGGCGATGAAGAATATGATGTAGAAGGTGTAGACGCAGATGATAAAGAGAACGCAGAAGAATATGCCGAAGAAGAAGGTATTGAAGTTAAAGAGGAAGAAGTAACTGAAGATGAAATCGAAATCAAAGTAGACGGCGATTATGAAATCGAAGTTGAAAAAGAAGATGATGAGGAAGAAGAGTCTGAAGAAGAAGTTCCAGCTGAAGAAGAAAAAGAAGAAGTTGAAGAAGCAGATACAGTAGAAGCTCCAGAAGTAAATGAAGCTGAAGTAAAGTCTGATGAAGATTTTAAAGAGTATGCTTTCTCAGTTTTAGGAAAAGCTTTCGGTGATAAATTCGACGAAGAAAAAGCTCAAGAAGTAGTAGACGGTTTATTAGACAAACACGGCGATGACTATGGTGCAGCAGTTGGCGCATTACAATCATCACTAGGATAAAAACAATCTAAAACTTCTTATGAAGATATACTATAACTTTACAGATTTCATAAATGAAGAACTCCAGGCGGATAGCTTGGAGAACTTCGTATTTGAGGGTGGAGCTGCAGGACACATGATGCACCCATTCGATGATAACTCACTTACATTTGCTGACTTTAAGAGAATTGTGAATTCTGCTCTACAGGGAGGTCTTGATTTTGAAGAGTCTCCAACTGAAAAGACAGATGGTCAGAATGTATTTGCAACTGTAAAGGATGGTAAGGCTATGTTTGCTAGAAATAAGGGACAATTAGCTAATCCACTCGACCTAAACGGTATCATTAAGATGTTCACTGGCCACGCTTCTAAGCTGGTTGAAGAAACATTCATCTTTGCTGCTAAAGATCTAGCAGATGCGCTCCCAAAGCTCAAGGACCAATCTGTATTCCAAGACGGTAAGTCTTTTATCAACATGGAGTTAATTTACTCTAAAAACCCTAATGTAATTTACTATGACAGAGATGTTATTCAATTCCACGGTATGAAAGTTACTGATGGTAATGGTAATATCATTGGTGAAGAGAATTTAGCATCTGATATTGTAAAAGCACTAAGAGAGTTAAAAGCTGATATTGGTAAAACATTTACAATAATTCCCCCTCAAATTTTAAAGATAGGAAAAGACATTAACTTTGATGAGAGAGTCGGCTATTACGAAAAGGCGATAAATAAACTAAGAGATACTTATAGTCTATCAGATCAAGATGAGGTTAAAATGTATCACGAGGCTTGGTGGAGAAACCAAATCGAAGAGAACTTTGCAGATTTAGACCCGGCATTAAAAGAAGGACTTCTATTAAGATGGGCATATTTAGACAAGAAGACTCTAAATATGAGAGAGTTAAAGAAGGCAGTTACTCCAGAACAAGCAAAAGCTGTCAAAGATTTTGATGGTCAAAGAAACAAGAAGTATAAAGAGAACATTCTACCTTTCGAGAACCTATTTTTAGAATTAGGTGCAGATGTTTTAAAGAACGTTTCTAATTTTGTTGCTGCTAATCCAGAAGCTGAGAAAGCAAGATTACATAAGCAAATCAGATCTGAAGCAGATAAAGTTAGAAAGAATGGAGATCTAAAACAGATTGACAAAGTAGAAAAAGAATTAAAGAGACTAGAAGGTATTGGTGGTATTGAGTCAATTATTCCAACAGAAGGCCTGGTCTTTAAATACAATGGTAAAACATTCAAGTTAACTGGCACTTTTGCCGCTATTAACCAGTTGATGGGTATTATTAAATACGGTAGATAATAAAATACTATGGCACTAAACAATTTAAAAACATATTTCGAAGGAGCTAATATCGCAGACGTTGACAAACTTCTCAACCACAAATGTATTGTGACTGAGAAAATTGACGGCTCATCTTTTCATGCTAGAAGACAAGGCAGTGATTTTGCATTCTATAAGTCAGGTTCTAAAGACAAGATGAATGTAGTCGATAGAACAATCGTTAGATATTATGAGAATGCGATTAGACATTTTAGATCTGTTTCACAAGATGTTGTAGAAGATATGCCATTCGATTGGAAATTCGGTTTTGAATATCTAGCAGATAGTAAAACTCTAGATGTTGACTATGATTTATTACCGAAATCAAATTTAATACTAACACATATACAAGTATTACAACCTTCTAACCCTAATAAAATTAGAAAGGTAATTAGAGATACTAAGGTACTTAATAAGTGGGCAGATAAATTAGGTGTTGCAAAACCACCAGTAATTTTTGAAGGCTTACTAGACTCAGGTCAAAAAGATAGACTTAAGCAAACTCTTGCAATGTCAATCAATGAATTTGAAGACAATTTTGAGAATGAAGAAAAACCTTCTTTCACAAGAACTATATATGGTATCTTCAATGAGAACTTAAAGCAATCAGCTTTAATGAATGACCTAGCTAAGGACGGTGCAGGTTTTATTATTAATTTTCACGATGGTAAAAACACTCAAGCATACTTATTAGAGAAGTTTAATAAAAAGCCTAGACCAGATAGAAAACCATCTGACATGTATCAGATTACTATCTTAGATATTGTTGAACACTTAGCTCAGTTTGATTTTACTTCAATACAATTAAATGAAGAAAAACCAGGCTATAGATATTTAGAGTTAATGTCAGCTATATTTAATGACTATATTCAATCAAACGCAACAAAATATATTGGTGCTAAATTTGACTCTGCAGATTTTTCAGAATCTCCGATGTTTGAGTTAAACACAAAGTTTATTAATAACGAGAAAACTCTAACATTAGTACAAGATAAAATTTTAATGGAATTGTTTAAAATTACTTTAGGCTCTTTCAGAAAGAAAAGACATAAAGAGACGGCACTAATCAATGCAGATCTAATGCAAGAAATAAATAACATCATTGAGAAAATAGAGAATATGGTGATGGCAAAAACAAACGAAGGCGACATCATGAATTTTAAACAATATCTACTCAACCAATCAATTGATGGTAAAATTAGTCCAATCACAGAAGGTTTAACTGTAAGGTATAAAGATCAAGGTAAGAAACTAGTAAATATGTTCGTTGGTAGATTCCAACCATTTACATTAGGACATGCAAAGGTTATAGAAACCATCTACAAGCAAAATGGTTATCCAGTTGTTATCTTCCTAATTAAGTCTAAGACTAAGAAAGCAGAAGATGCATTCAAGAGACCTTATGATGAAGAAACTCAATTAGCAATGTTAAAAAGATTAAAGGCTTCATATCCAATTGAAGATGTAATTATTTTACCAACAGCAGCAATTGATAAAATGTTCAACGAATTAAGACCTAAGTACGAACCAGTACTTTGGGGAACTGGAACTGATAGGATGAAGGTATATGGCTATCAAGTAGACAAACAAGAATATAGAGAAGACTTAGGTGTTAGAGATGATTTTGGTTTATTTGAAATTCCTAGATCCGGTAAAAATATATCAGCTACTCAAGTTAGAAACGCAATGCTTGATGGTGATGAGAGACTATTTAAAAAATTAACTCCAAAGGGAGTTCACGGTATGTACGGTGAATTAAAGATGAAGTTAGAAGACTCAATGGGTGTGATGGCAGAATCTAATGAGACTGAGTTCTTAACCTTCGATGAGTTTGTGAAGAATATATAAACAAATATAGTATACTAATATGAAAAATGTAAAAACATTCGAAGGCTTTAGAGAAGAAGGCTACAAACCAGTAAATGAGTCAATTCCATTCGGATCTTATTACTATAATGATAGAACGTCATTTGGAGAACACAGTGATAATCTTCCAGAAAAAGGTGAAACTAAATACTTAGTATTTGCTCATAATAATGCAGACCTTAATGGTCAAACTGTTAGATTAGAAGGTGAGGTTAGATTTGGATCTACAACTTCAAAAAGATATATTGGAATCTTTGAAGACGAAGCATCTGCAACCGATGCATATAACGCTTCTATGAAAAAGCCAGAAGGAACATTTGTTTCTTTCTCAATGGGAACTCTTTATGCAAAGTCTAAGTTTTCATTTCAATATGAAGA